GCGTTCCATGTAAGCGGAGCACTCGGAAACCGTCTTGTTGCCCAGCTTGGAAACGTAACCAATTGTGTTCGCTCCAACTTCTTTTGCAATTCGCTCTGCATTGTAGCGCATGTACAGCTTGTCCACGACCTTCGGATTGGTCTCTGTCACCGACTGCAAGCGGACAGAATCTGTATCAAACACGATCATCGGGCGCTTTGCATGATAGCTGGAATAATCCTTGTCGTTATAATCCAGCAACGCATTGTAACCTTTCTTGCTTAGTTCTGCATAGAAACGGCTCTGTGCCGCCACTTCCTGTGCATTATGATTCGTCAGAGAGAGGTTTAGAGCTTTATAGATGGCCACCTTTTCAGATGCAGTCAGCATAGCCGGGTCTTTCTTCAACGCATTCTCAGCCTGCTTAAAAAGCACCTGCTGAGTCGGTCTGCGCATCTTCTCTTTAGAATCCGCTATGGATGCTTCAAGATTCTGCTTGAACTCTTTCTCTTTCAGCAGTCTAGCCGTAATATCACTGGCGTTCTCATCAGAAGGCACCTTCAGCTTCTTTACTGTTTCCAGTTTCAGCTGATAGACCTTCATGCTGTTGGCTTTATCGCGTAAAGCGGTGGCCGTTGCTAAGTCAGCTTCGCTGCCGGAAGCGTTCGCCCGCTTTTCTGCCTGTTTAGCATCGTAGTTGGCTCGTGTCATCAGATTCTTTCCGAAGAGACCCATGTACTTGTCACTGTCGGCCTTCTTATAGGTGGCGTAGAACGCGAAATTCTCGAAGTCCTTGGAAGTCTGAATCCGAGAGAAAGTTGTGCCCTTCTTCAGGTATCCGTCAACATACTGCCGACCCGTCACCTGCGTGCGAGCAGTATTCACGCAGTCTTTTACTCGCATCTCCATTGTGGATGCCATGCGCTCCATTCGGCTTGCATTCTGACTTACACCATAGCGCTTCCGTCCTGCCGGGGTATACGTACCGTCAGCATACTGGTAACGCCTTACGCCCCACTTCTGGCCTTTGATGCCGTGGTGATACAATTCCATTTTGAATTACTCACCCCTTCAGCTCCTTAATGGCCAATGCAATACCGAGAGCCGAACTCGTAATGGCCAGAACACTTCCTGCAATCTCCAAAGTATCGCTGACGGCTTCCCGACCGGAATAAACCTTCTTCGTGTTGAACATATCATCGTACTGCTTTTCCAGCATGGCGCGATTGATTTGTTCCCGCATCTCCTGGTCGGTCATCTTGCTCAGATCCATCTTAGGCGTTCTGCGCGCCTGAATCCGCATGGACTTGTCATTCAGCGTTTTCAAGTTACCAGCCATCTGGTTGCCAGAATCGACCACACGTTTCACCCGCTCTCGATCTTCTTTGACCCAGCGATTCGGGTCATTAAGACTCTCTTCGGGCAGACGGTTATCTTTTTTCTTTTTGGCATTTGCAGCCACATCGGTCGTGTAGCGGAGTTTACCTGCATTAGTCAGACTACCATCAGCATTCTGATAACGCCTTACGCCCCATTTCATACCTTTGACACCCCAGTGCCAAATTTGGTTATTATAGTACAAGCTTCATCCTCCTTCTTTATAAGCATTGCAAACATCCCCCCCCCGTGTTATACTGGGCTATCCGCTTGTTTTATGTGTGGAGGAGGTCTGAAACTATGTCTGATTCTCAACTGCGTCCCGCAGATTTCAATTGCGAGATTTTAC